TTTGTAAGACTTCTATCTTGAGATTTAAAATAGCAGAAATCAATTCTTTTTCTTTTTTTAAACTTTCACTACATGACATCACTCAACCTCTTGAATTTCCATACCAGGGCAATCAAACACCCAACTCATGTCATTTTCTTCTAGATCGGTTTTAGTATGATATTCTGAATAGAATACTCCATCATAGCTAGAGAAAATATAATCCTCATCTTCAGTGTGATAGTACAACTTTTGTCCACTTGATTTCAGAGTTACAATATATCTCCTCTTTTCCTCGACCTCATAGCCTAGAATCCATGCAAGACAGAATTTTTCGATATTGCCGTCGTAGAACCAATTGGGAACTTTCTTATCTTTGTAATCTTCGATTGTTCTCATTGCTCCATAAACATGGAAATTATATTTCTTTTGAAATTCTATATAGTCAGCAACGAATTTCGGGATTGTGACTTTCTGCGGTTCGTCTAGTTGTTTGATTGTATTGATGATCCTGTCTACATCAATACAGTTTATAAATCTATTTTTATCTTCTTTCAAAGTTTTTAAATGATCAATCAATTCCTGTTTCTTCATTCTTCCAACTCCTTTCCCTTTATGCTGCTTTTGGTACTAATTTCGTTTGCTTCATCCATTCCTTGGCTATGTCCCAGACTTCAGCTGGTACATCTTGGTTATACTTGCCACGAAATTGGGCTATCTTCCCCTGTCTTATTTCGAGTGTGTAAAGAGGTTTTTTAGGTTGATTTGATAAGCGTACAAATACTATTAGAGCATCTCCTTTGAAATGCTTATCTGTGTATGAGCTTACGCAATGATGCAACTTCTTCCCTTCGTAGATCAGTTCGGCCACTTTTCTAGGGACATGGAATGCATATCCATTGATTGTCTTATCCATTCCTTCTCTAAGTTTAAACTCAGATTCAAGCTGCTTGCGTTTCTTCTTATCTTCCAGTTTGCGTCTTTCTTCAACGAATTGATTGTATAATCCGACTGTGTGATTGTGCATGGCTGTAAAATCCTTTGGCACAAGCATAGCATCGCCTTCAGGCTCAATTCCCATTTCTCGTAGCATTTTGATATAGTCAAGATACTCGTTGAATTCAATATGATTTTTAATAATCCAATTTTGAAACTTATTGATCCCTACACCTTTCGGTATATGCTTGATGTCGTGGTAAGTCAGATAAGACTCAATACCAGGTACAAGTTGCCCATTCCGCTCTTTTAATCGACGGCTCAACTCAAATTCATTGAAACTACGATTTGAATTCTTGAAAAATTGTTTATTCTTCTGAAGCCATCTACGGTTCAAGGTTCGCATATCTACGTTTCTAGTGAATCCAGTATAACCTGGGTACATAATTTCATTGGCCAATTTATAAGCATGGATTTTCTGAGCAAACTCGATTTCAAACTTGTATTTGTAAAGGCGTTCAATTTCCCAGTAGCAAATCTTCCCAAGCTTCAAATACTTGAGTTCAGATACATTTTTAAGTTTTTCAGCCCAGTCGTTTGGATAGAATTTATTACATGCGTAATAACCGCTACCGAAAAAATTAGCGAATAGATACGGATAGCATTGCCCGTTGTAATCTTGGCCAATTTTTGTGTGCTTGTCATTTTCAAATCGCTCTAAATTCGTAAAATGCCAATCAATAAATTGTTTTCCTTCGACCAGCTTCGAGCTAAATTCATAAGATTGGATCTCGATGCGTTTCGCGGTGCTGAGAATGATAGAGAAGAAGTAGGTCTTATCATAAAAAGTGAGACGTGACGATTTTGTAAGTCGTTTTTCGATACAATGGCCAAGCTTCAAATCTGAAGCGATTATGGTCTTGTCCTTATTGCTCCATTTGTACGTTGTGATTTGCGAGTAGCACCATCTCCAAAAATCTGCAGGTGGTTTCAATCGTCTTTCAGCTTCTCGCTTGCATTGTTTGTTAATCTTGCTCATGCTAGTTCTTCAAAAAGGTCCAGTTGGCCTTCCACTACTCCTTTCTCCTTCTTGGTTTTAGGTTTCTTGATGATTTCATCATCTGGCCTTGCGCCTTTCCTGATTTTGGCCACGTCGACCTTTTCTTCTTGAGAATTTTTTGGTTTGTCTGCCTTATTCTTTTTGACTGGCTCAACGGGTACCTGTTCGATGTTGGATACTTTTGAATTTGAGATAAAATATTCTCGAACCCATCCAAAAACAGTATTATCATCGATGCAAGCCACTCCATCTTCAGCAAATTTGCGAGCTTTTTCTTTCGCATACTTCAGAGCGCATTTCAGAGAGTATCGCTCTTTTAGGATACCCTGGAATAACTCTTCATCTTCTTGGTCACAAATCCAGTTATGAATGCGGTCAAGTGCAAGATCATGTGGTTGATTTAATTCCTCTAGCAACTTGGCCAGAGCTTTTTCTTTGATTTCATTCATTTCATTTCAAAAAATGCGACTGCCTTTGTGTGAGTTTGGCTAAATACGGGCAGTCGCTCGTCCAAGGTCACATAACCTTTACTGACGTTTTCTAGTTCGCAGTTTTACAAGAATACACGGCTTGTTTAATTTACTTACATTCCAATCAAGTCATCCAAGCTAACTACTGCATTCAGTTTTTTCTGACTTCTGCAATAATCGCAATGACCACATTTTTTAGGCTCTTTCTGACCTTGGATAACATCCCAAACTTCGACAATTTCAGACTTGATTTTGTCTAAACCTTCTTCAAGCCATTCATCGTCAATTTTTAAAATATCTTTATCAGGAACATTCTCCTTGCTGACCGCTACAATGTAAGGTCTAAAATCATTTCCAGTCATTTGTTTCAGCAATTCACGATATAGACCGAGTTGACCATGATATCCAAAGTTAAGGATATTATTAACTGCTGCAGGAACTTTCTTTTTAAGTTCTGCGCTCCACTCTTCAGTGTAGATGGACTTCATGGTTTTCAAATCCACGAAATAGCCACGGCTTAGATTAACACTGTCCAGCTTTCCTTTGACTGGTACGCCTTCAATTTCGCCATAGACAATCAATTCTTTTTGAACCTCATCTGACGGATAACCATGATACAAATGATTAAATCCATCATCGTCTTTTAGGCTTTCAATCATCTTGTCGCCAATCACAAAGTCAGATTTTAGATTTCCTTTGTTCTTTCCAGTCTTAGCTAGTAACTTGTCACCATTTTCATCCATGAACTGCTGATGTGCTTCTGGGCTTTCAAAGTAACTATGAACATAGTTACCGAGGAGAAGAGGGGTTTCGTCTCTCTCCTCAATCCATTGCCCACTGTCCAAAGCAAAGGCCTTAGCCTGACATTGCTGATACCGTTTAAAGCGTGAGTTAGTCAACCAGTTTGTGTCTTGGTAGTAGTTCTCTTGTGTTAGTTCTTCCATAGGCTACTCCTTCACGTTGATAGTGTTGCCCTCAAATAGACTAATTTCTTCCAAAACTTCGCCCGTTTCTTCGTTAAAATCTGGAATTTCATCTGCTGGGTATTCGGTAGAAGCAAACTCGTCAGGAATTGCCGTTTTTTCAGCCGTTTTTGGGGTTGTTTTGGTTCCTTCGGTAAATTCTCCATCTACAACGTCCTCGCTCTCTGTGGGCGTGCTATGAGCTCCTAGGATACCGTCCAAAGTTTCAGCGACTGGTTCTTGAGTAACATCTTTGACTTCATTCTTGTTTGAAACTGTGCTATCTTCGTTATCTGCAGCGATAGCTTCCTGCAATTCGGTAGAAAGTGGCGCATAGGTTGAAAGCATGTGCTTCAATACAGTTTTACGAGCCATAGCATCAAAATCAGACTGCCATGGGCTATATTCACTAGAGAATGACTGACTGTACTTCTTGCCGTGTGCTTGAACTCGTTCCTTAGTCCAAAAAACTGTTTTTTCAAATCCATTGACCAATCGCATGAATGCAAAGTAACCAACGACTTTTTCTTTCTCTTTTGGAATAGCAGTCATGTCCACTTCAAGATCTTCAGTAAGTGGGTTAAACCCTTTATATTGGCTTTCATAGACCTCCCCAGCGTTCAAGCGTGTGACTTGTCCACTTCGTTGTGCAAGTTGAATCAATCCCTTATACCCGACTTGAAACTGCGCCTGGTTCTTGTAAGGCACGATATACGCATAACCAAGACTTGGCTCGATTGGCAAGTTAAGGACTGCGGCTTTCATTGCAGCGGTCATGATGCTTTCATTTGTAGCTTTGGCTAGTAGGTTGTTATTTGTCACGATACTAAGCAAGCTGGCCACAAATTGCTGACCATTCCCATTTACCACTTCTGAGAACTTCTGTTTTACTGCTGGTGAGTTAAAAAATTGTTTGTGTGTTAGTTCGTTTGTCATTTTGTCTTTCTCCTTAGATTGTATATAGTTCTTCGCCTGT